CTATATATACAACAAAGTTGAGGCCTTCTCAAAAGGTGAGACCGAAAGTAAAATTCAGGGGTGTTACCCCTTAAAAACCTTCCGATTCCCAGAAGAGGGGTAACCCAACTTACCTGATTGGACAGGCTCACAACGGTCACTGTTGTGATTTAATATAATGTAACTACAGGAGGGCAAACATAGAAAAACAATGAATAATCCTCACCTGCAGCCTTGGCCACATCGACATCAGTCCCAATGCCAAAATTGCAATTGAGTTGATACCGAATGCGGTCTCGCCCGATAAATAACTCTCCTATCCAATTAGAAGAGTTCGGGGTAGTAGCTAGACGTGCTGGAAAAAAGCGCAAGGGTGAATAATATGGAATTTCCGCTCCAACATATCCACCATTATCTACTAGAGAATAAGTGGAACCTCCCCACCCTAGCCAGGAGGTAAAACGGGTGTTGCCGCTCCGTAAAAATTCACGACTAACTCGTGAAATGCGCATAGCTCCTACAACGTTATTAGAAGTACCAACACCAGTACTAGAACGATTGGCATAAGCTTTAATCCTATAGGATCCCTTATATCCCAAAAATGCAGAGCGAAAGTAATCCATAGGATGAAGAGCGCGCAAAGACACTTCACCTGTGCCAGGTAAATTGACGTCGTGCAGCGTAAGATTCATATTGGTCTGGTTAAGAAAACGATAATCATTTACATACCGCTTTAATAATTGGCGTATAGAAGTAATTAATTCACCAGAATAAATAGAATTTATCTCCACCCCCGGGCACATGGGCCCAATCTCGGAATCGGCACCCGACGCGAGTGGAGCCAATTCATCGGCACTTCCTTTCGGAACCTCATCTGCCTGGTTCTTGTAAAGAATCTCAGCTTGATTGGTAACCGTCGGCAAGAAAATACCAATACGGTAGACGGCCAATGCCGCGGTGGTGGTAGCGAGTTCGATACCCACAACTGTTTTCCCTGCCGTGTTTGGAATAGAAAAACTCATAGTGGACAATCGTCCACTAGTGGGATTATTGGGAACGGCTGATGTAAAACTAGCAGCTGATAACGTTCCGTCACTATAAACCAGTTTAGCGACATGGACGTTGCCACCAGTACCTGTAACTAGAAGATCGCACGCCACTCTCTCATTGGGAGACGTGCCTTGGGAAGCCGCTGGAATGTCGAACCTCGCCACTTGGGCATTTCCGGAAACAGTGAGACCTGTGAAATCTCCGGCTGTGACCGATGCTGAAGTGCACGTGGAAGCGGCGTTAAGCGCAGTCATGGTACAGTTGCGCCAAGTGCCCATATCGGCATATCCTTCGTAAGATGTCAACCTCCATTGTCCTGTGCGCGGGAATTCGAGCTGTAAAATTCCGAAACCAACAGCGTCTAACACGGGCATCTTAAATTCCACTTCGCATTTGGTGCCAGCGGTATAAGTGACAGTTGTAGGAATGAGAATATGCACGGAACCATTCTCATACCAAGCGGAAGCATTCACCACAAACGTCTCAGTGACGTTAGTAGGTGGGGCCAAACCAACTTTCAAAGTCGTGTACGTGGATAAAGCCTTCGTGGTAGCAAAACTCAAATACATCTTATTATTAGCTGTGGGCACCAACGGAACATAAGGCGCTGTGAGGGGAACCTCCACCAATCCCTGCAAACCCGTGGGCCACGCTTTGTTAGCTCCTATAGGTATAAAATTCGTGGGGGTACAAGTCTCATAATCCACCCTAAAGCCACCCGTCGGATCTGGAGCCGTTGGTGGGTCCAAAGGTGTGGCGGGTACACTCGGTTCAGGATTAGGAATGGGAGGTGGAGGAGCTATTCTAATAACAGTGCCCTCAAACATTGAACTATCGGGGCACATAAGTTCGAAATCATCATCCATAAATGTGCAAACGCGAATTCCAACCTCGGTAGGAGTACTAGCAGGGCACGTAAGCTCATTGACCACATACACGGAAAGTACCCCGTTCGCGAACATATTCCTGTTAGTAAATTCTGTTTCGCTAAAGTTGGGAATAGTCAATAAACCTTCTACTGGCAGAAAGGCCATCTCTTGTCCCCAACCAATCCGAATAGTCTTATCAGTTACCTCAGATATATCTAAAATAACCGAATAATTGGTATTATACACACCTGAGTTTCCAGCCCTATTTACAATGGGATCCCAAACAAAACGCAAACGCCCTCTATGCATGCGGGAGGAAATAACGCTAAACCTAAAATTCTGGGATCCCTTCCAGTACATGAAGGGAGCTGAAACGAAAGCCGAGGCAGTCAAATAATAGGAAGAATCAGAAGACAATCGCCCCTGCATTGGTGTTACGCAATACGACATCAAATGAGTCTCAGGTGGTTGCGACGAGTCCCAAAAAATAGTGTTAATATACGATTCACGTTTGGCTATAGGAACGATTGCCATCTCATCACCCGACCCCAAACCAACAGATCGGGGATCAACATTAACCTCCTTCTTGGCATCAAAAGCTAATACGGGCATAGGGTCGCCAATGTTGGTCGAAGCCAATTCGAAACCAACTTGGGAACGCACTAAAGTAATATCAGCCACCGTTCGGGGTTTTGAATAGCCAAATGCGTTGAACATCTTGCCCATAGCAGATGCAAACAGTTCTGTTGAGCGCATATATTTCCCAACTATGGGGACATCCGATAAATAACCAGAAGCTTTAGCCACATTAGTAGCTATGACCGAGGGCTTCATATATTCATCGCTCTCGTTAAAATAACCAACATTGCAGCCGGTGGGAGTGGAAAGATCAACGTTCTTCGCCATAGCAAAAATAGTAACCGTGATCGGTTCCGTACTACCGTTAACATGTCCTAATGGAACAACAGACCGTATGTGCAATTTGCCCAATCTATCCCATTCTCTAGACGCCACATTAACGGCGTTTTTTGGGTACAAAAATGGAAGAGTTAGTTCTCCACCCTGTCCCTCACACGCCTTGATATACATATGGGGCATCTGAGACATGTTGACCAAACTCTCATCGGTCACTAAATTATTAATAAATAGTTCGTCGTTCTGAGGAATGGGTTGGTAACACATAATTAATTCCCCAAAATGGAAAGCACTCCCGTTGAGAACTACCTTTATTACTAAATCGCTAGTGATATTCTTAAAGTTCTCGACACGAGCTAAAACCCTAGCATCAGAAAAGAACAGATCCCAGGGATTAATAGTTAAGGCTACCCCGGAATTAATATCCCAGTTAAAATCGTAAATTTTAACAGGTCTAACCAGAAAAGCTCCGGGACCATCGGAAGTTGCCGCGATGCGGTAAGAAAAATCGCGGTTTGTGGGGACCTCCATGCCCCACGTAGGTGTGTTGTCCATAAATTCTATATTCACTTTTTGTGTATTCTCGGACGTAGAATACGTGTTTTGAAAAATATTATTGTCTTGAGCGCTATAATTTATTTCCCTTGAGGTAGAGCGCTACTCTGCTCAAAGGGTTCATGGGCTTTTTATAACCATTCCAAGCGTTCACTATCGCCGCTTGATAGTGTCCGTAATCGTGGGAACAGTGAGAGATTTAGCGAGGCCATAGCCTGCGAGTCCGAACTCTCATCGGACCCGGAACTCGTAAGTTCTGAAATTGTGTCTGAAACCGGGTCATCTGCATAATCCTGTTTCAAAAGCGACTGCCAATCATCATAAGAAAAATCCGAATGACGTATCTTATGGTGTATCCCGGCATCGATACACGCAGCGCTAATAATTGACCAATAATGGTCAAATATCGTCCTATCGTGGCGCGCTAGTTCACGATAGGCTCCATCCACCTGTTGCAAGATGGTTTCATACGCCGATTCTTTGCTCCTAGTGTAACATGAGATGGATTTTATAATAGAGTCTAATTCGATAGGGGCCACGTAAAACCCTATATCCTGACTCATCCTCCAATGCCTTTTACAAAAATGAATGGAAGAAAAGGGAACGAATTCTACCGCAACCACGCTCTTCATAGCATCAGTGTACGGCATGTTATACCGGGCCATCACCTCTTGCATAGACCGCATATTGAACCGCGGTTCCCGAGATGAGGCCACGGAGTCATCGCCCATGGTCATCAAACGGACTTTCTCTCGAAATGCACATACACGGTCTCCATCGGTGCTGCAAGACTCATAAAAAGCGACTCTATGCAATAGACTATTGGTTATTCCATTAACAGCAATAGTGACGGGCGTACCCGAAGGCATCATGGAATGCATTTCTAATAGAGAACCGTTCCACAACACGAATTTCGACGCTATACTGGCTATTAATAGACCCACTTTACGAGCCTCTCCGTGGGAATATCCAAGAGCTATGGCTAATGACACCAGTACATCTCCCGCGGCAGAGATTGTTTGTCCGGTTTGCCTCAAATCGTAACCGGAAAAGTCGCCCTCCATACATTGGTTAGGGGAAAAATCCCTCAACCAGCGACCCAACTCATCCCAATCCTTGTTAGTTACGTTCATGGCGACCCCACTTTCCGATAACAAATTAAAGGAATACAGATAAGCCAGTATAGGTAATAAATACTTACGCATAATGAGGGAATGGGCCACCGGACCTACTTGGAAAACTCGGACCTTAGTTTTAGTAAGTTCCGTAGGTTCGTCTTTTAAAGCGGCCACGTACATAGTGGCGGGGATTTCTCCCCTCTCCATTTGCTCTTCATAAAGCTCCATCTCCCGTAGAAGGTAATCAGAAGGTACGTAAAGCACATCATTTCCAACTGACTCCATTATAAAATGTTTCCTCTTGGGAGACGGTAAACCATATCCACTACCGGTAGACATATTGATACCTTTGATAAACCTATTACCAGGTATTCCATTCACAACCGCCTTGAGATCCAGCGGTCTAGTTCTATATCCTAAACCCGCCGCATTTTCAACTAAGTCACCAACATAATCAGATATAGCCCAGCGCAGAGTATCAACAGGTAAAGTGTACATAGGGTTTATCATCTTCTGGAAAGATTCTGCGTAGTTTCTATTCTCATCAAATTGGGGTGGGCCAAATCGCTTGGGTATACCATATTTTTCCAAATACGGCGCCAAAATGCTCTCCGATACGTCAGAACGGCGGGACACACGAGTATTAGGCATATTGCCCACTACAGAGAATAAGGGAAGTCGTGGTAAGTCTGAAGGGATAAAGTTACAATTATCACGAGGGTGGAAATTATGATCAAACTCTATTTTCCGAGAGGCAATTTCAGTGGGCACCTGGGGGGCATTCGCGTAAATATAACACTCCTGCTTAATTTCCGCTAATGCTATTAGAGCTTTCTCCGCTTGTTCTATATGGCATCTACTCACGGCAAAGGCCACCCTGGTGTCAGCTGTTGTCACTGCTGTGTGTATGCCCAATATGGAAAAAGGACGCTCACTTGCGACAACCATAGATCCACAATCACCCGCTTCCGTGGGTCGATCCACTCTATGAATGGATCCTAAATGAAGAGAGGGATCCTCATTGCGAGCTTCAGTTGTGGTGTCCCACAACAAAGTCCTCTCGGTTAATTCGCCAGATTTCTCACGAGTTAACATAGAGGCCAAACAAGCTCCCGTCACATCCCCCATCACAAACCTTTTCTCAATATTTAAAAAGGAGGGGCCATGGGTCGTTTTAATCCATAGAAAATCGTGACCGGGAGTACGGTAACTATGCAAAACGCCAACCTTCCTAACTACCCCGCCTATTTCCAAAGGACCTCGCCGAATGGTTAGGAAAACGTTCTTTTTCCCCATGAAAGGTACAAATGAGTGATAATTAATCAAAAGTAAGTTGGTTTTAATAAAAACGCCATTTGTAGAAACATCGGATAAACATAGTGGATCATCACTCGAGATAACAACCCTCACTTGGTTATTAGAAATAGTAGACCTCACCTGGGAAAAAGTCATTGTGTGAGACTCTGGTATGTTCTCTGGACGCATAAACTCCTCACGTTGGCTCCACATGTTCACCTGAGCTTCCTTCTTCCGAACTTCATTCATATTCTTTGGGTGCAACATACCTTCATTTGTAAGTATAGAAAAGGTCTTCTTGAACGTGTATATCATACCTGTAAAACCAGCCCAAGAAAAACCTGCCAGCATAACATAATAGGCTATAGCGAATTGAGTCGGTTCTGTTAACACCTCGCGATAGAAAACATCAACCGCGCGGTTCTTCAAAGACCTACCAAACACCAAAGCAACCATCAAAAACCAGGAAACACTGGCAACCCAAACGGCATAGGAATAATCGAAATACCCAGGGCGGACATCCCATTGTCCTTTCATCAAAAAGAAATCAATATAATGGAAACAAGAGCTAAGAAAAGCAGGGCCGCACCAAAAGACTATAAAACTATTTTTCGATAGCGCTAAAACCATCCGCAAAACGAATGTGTGAAACCAATCAAAGCCCGTATTGAATAGAAATCTAAAGCCTGATCCCAGCATGTTACTAGCCAGAGGGCGTGCCCACTGGGCGATTTGAATATTAATACTCTCTACTCCTAACCAAAAGTTCAGCGTACGCCGCAAAAAAAGCATCTACGGCAGGAGTTATATA